CCTGTTTTCCACTGTTAGCGAAGCGCCACAAGCGCCTAGCTGGGCAGTTGCGCCGCTGGTGAGTAGATCATTCATCCTCGGCAAAGATTCTGGCATGAGCAACCAGTGGTCGTTCCTGTGCGACAAGCAATTAAAGCCAGTCAACGGGGCGATGCTTGCATCCTGCTACGGCCCACTTAACGAGAGTCCGGCTACTAATGGGCATATCAAGCCCGGTGCAAAGATTGTTACCGACGCGCCGGTAGGTGTCTTAAATCCTGTAGGCGGTAACTTTTGAACCCGCTCTTTATCGGCCCCATCCTTGAGATCGGGAAGGGCATCATAAACAGGCTGTTTCCAGACCCAGCTGCAGCCGCCGCTGCCCAGCTTGAGCTGCTGAAGATGCAGCAGAACGGCGACCTAGCGCAGCTCGCCGCCGATACGGACTTAGCCAAGCTACAGATTCAAACTAACATCGCCGAGGCCAGCGGCAATTGGTTCACCGCCGGCTGGCGCCCTGGTATTGGCTGGGTGTGCGGTGCAGGGCTGGCGTATGCCGCACTGATTGAACCGTTTGCAAGGTTTATAGCCAAAGTTGGGTTTGGTTACGTTGGGGATTTTCCGGTCATAGATACCAACCTGACAATGCAGATTCTCATGGGTATGCTCGGCCTGGGCGCCATGCGTTCAATTGAAAAGATTAAAGGCGCTGAAGGCAACAGATGAAAGAGAACTTTGGGCGTTCGCTGGCGCTGGTGCTGCAGCACGAAGGCGGGTATGTCAATCATCCATCAGACCCCGGTGGCAGGACGAATCTAGGCGTAACCCAAAGAGTGTGGGAGCAATATGTCTGTCATCCAGTTGACGAAGCAGAGATGCGTAGCCTCACCAGAGAGATGGTGGCACCGCTGTACAAAAAGAATTACTGGGATGCTGTATGTGGTGATGTCATCCCTGCTGGTTCTGATTATTTGCTGTTTGATTTTGCTGTTAATGCTGGCGCATCCCGCGCAGTTAAGACAGCCCAAAAGTCGCTAGGTATTAACGCAGACGGGGCGCTTGGCCCCATAACTACACAGGCATTACTCACCGCAAATGCAGAAGATTTTATACGTGTGTTCTCAGCAGCTAAAGAAAGTTTTTATCGCAGCCTTAATAATTTTCCTACGTTTGGCAAGGGCTGGCTTAACCGCGTTGCAGAAGCTAAAAAAACGGCTGAGGAAATGTTAGCCTAAAGTACACGCAGCGCATTTCCACCGGCGCTGTTTGCCTTTGTTTATCGGAATGTACACGCCACCGGCTGTATTTTTGTGAGCCTGGCAGTTAGAACACCACCGTCTTTGAGTTAGCTTCTCCGCTGCGTCTGCCACTTCTTTAGCTAATGTCATGCTAAACGCTCCTTGAGTGCTTCAGTCAACCTTTGTATTCGTTGGTTGTTGTATAACACCATAGACTCCGCGTAGTCTTTCGCTGTCTCCGCTAACAACAAATCCCGCCTCGATGCATCCAACTCCCGCACCATCAATTCTTCGCAAGTCGCTGGGGTGTACATTTGCCTTATCCAGTCTAAAAATTTCATTTTATCTCCTGAGAATTGTAATCACTGCCCAAATCATCACTCCGATGACCGCGAGCAACCCGACCGCTGCCGAGAACTCTACGAGTAAGTCAATCATCGTTCTTCTCTCCCCTACCTATTGGCCCTCTAAGCATATAGCCGCCGAACGCCTCCAATACTTTCCCTGCTACCTCATCCCTTGTCTCAGGTGTAGCAACTTCATCAACGGCTTCCCACAACATTCTGAGCATGTCTTTAGCCATTTCGTCCGGTGTCAGTATCATTTGTTCTTCTCCTTCAGCTTGGCTTCAACAGCTTCTACACATCTGCTCCACACATCTATTTTCAAATAACAATCGTGTTTCTCATCATCCGTCAGACCTACCCATGTGTGCTTTGGTGATGTGTATAGAGGCTGATAATGTGTATCAACAACTTGGGTCGGCTGCGTATATTCAACATGCGTTAAGTCTCCGTAAGTCACCAGCCACGCCACCGGCTCCTGCAATGACTTCTCCGGTTTAAACTCCATCATCGGCGTTACCAACTGTTTAAGCTCCAGCAGATGCGCGGCGAGGTCTTTTATCTGCTGCCTGTGGTGCAGCGTCATCGCTTCAAGTTGTATTAGGCTCATGTGATCTAGATCGCCCAGAGCAGCGTCTAATTTTTCACGCATCGCCTCACGCTCAAATGTAGCCGCGTATTCCATTCCCTTGCTTACGTTTGTCATGTGTTCTTTTCCTTTAATGACTTCTGCACTTGCATAATCAGTTCCCAACCATCGCGCTCATCAACGCGCTCCCATATTTCAGTGGCTTCGTCGTGCGTCAGGTCAACCCAATTTTGCTTGGCTTCAATTCGTTTAATGCCGCTCAAAATACTTTCCAGCATTTCGTCTTTATTCATACATCCTCCCCAATTCCTATCAATTTGCTGAAGTCTTTTCGCGCAGCCGAATCCGCAGCGGCCCAAGCTGCAGACCACGCAGGCCCCGCAGGAGACCGCGAGGCAGACCCCGCAGCAGCCCATGCAGCAGACTCCGCAGCGGACCTCGCTGCAGACTGCGCGGCAGACTCTGCAGCAGACCGCGCTGCAGCCCACGCAGCAGACTGCGCTGCAGCCCGCGCAGCATACCTCGCTGCAGACTCCGCGGCAGACCGCGCAGCATCCCGGAGAGACTCATCTCCCGTCATCAAATAATCAAATACAACGTCATCTTTGTCATTTGGATACAGATGAATAACGGATAACGCTTGCATACGCGCAAAGTATCGCAGCAGTTCGGTTGCGTCGAACTGATAGACTGTGCGACGATAGTGCGAGCATCCCTTATCTTCCTGCTCTAAAAAGTCTCCCTTGATTTCAACGCGCCGAAGGTTGGCACCGGGTGCGTGTTGCAAAGCATCGAATGGGTCACGCGACCAGTGTAAGCCTGATTTGCACATTTCAAGTTTTCCTTCGTAATGCTCCCACACCCCGACCTCCGGCAAAGGCAAACCATCACGCAGTTTGTCGCCTGTAAAGTGCCATGCGAAAAATGTTTTCATTTTGTAGCCTTTCTTAATTTGATAAAGACTTTCCTTTTATAGTCCCGTTGCCGCCGAATCAGTTCCAGCCGCTGGCCGCAAACGCCCGTTGCCATAGCCTTGTCCAGCCGCCGTTGGAATATCTTTAGGTCATGTTCCACTTCTTGCAAATATGTCATGCCTGTATCTGTTGAGAAATCTTCTGCTGGAACCCAAAACGAAACTTTTCTTGCACCACGCACTAGGTGTACTTGCGGCAGCAGTGCATTCATAAAAGTATTCATCAATACAACTCCTTCAAAATTTCCGTCGGTTCCACTTTTCGATGGCCATTTCGACCGACTGGGCGCCGTCCTGGTGCGGGCCGATGCACATGCACTCAGGGCAGCAGATCGCAATGATGCCGATCTCGATCTCGTCAACCTCGATGTCGTCGTGTCCGCAAAACGGGCAAGGATCGATTGACGGTTTTTGGCTGCGCTCTTCTGCGCGGTTGGCAAGATAATCCTCGCGCTCCGTATATTCTCTATCCAGCTCGTTAAATGCGTTGCTGCTCATTTTTCGACCCTCCCGTATTGAACCAGTCGGTATTTATCCCGAGATCCACTCTGGCGCCAGATCCGCAAAGCTGTGCGGCCACCCTCACGGCTTAATTTAGGATTGACACATGGATACCAGCATCCATCGTGCAACACTTCAACAACCCATAATATTTTTGTCATTTTTAGGCTCCTGTAACAGAATGATTTATCTCGTCGGCAGTTATCAGGCCGCCGGGCCGTAAGCTAACTACAATTTGCGAGCTGTAACTCTGAATGATAACGGTGTCGGGAATGCCACCGCTGGCGGCGCAGTAATCCCGCAACGCTTTTTGTAATTCTTTAGTCGATATAGTGGCTGTTTGGATTCTCATTTTGTCCCTTTTTTGGCGCGTTTCGGCGCGGCGGCTTTTTCCCAGGGCAGATCGTCTATCAAGTCGGCAAACGGTGCCGGCGGTTTAATGTCGCAGTCAAACTCTGTCTTAAAATTGGTCAGGCCAGCGTCCCCAAGCAACGATTTGTCTGCCAGGTTGGTAATGTCTTGGCTACTAAATATCGGCTGCTGGAACTCGGTGCCGGTCAGCTTGTTGCGGTAGGTCAAAAGATTATTGGCGCTGGCGTCCATCAGCTCCGCGAACCGACCGAGCAAAGTCGGGATATGCCGGTGCTCACCGCATCCGGCACGCTGGGCGGCTACGTTCATGTCAGGTTTACCCTGCGCGCAGCTCCAGCGCCCGTCCCCGTCGATCTCAGGGGTGCTGTGGGCGCAGGTGCGGCAGCTCACTGCGGGTGCCTCTGTTTCGTAACACTGATTTTTGAACCGGCAGAATTTGCAGGTAAACCCGGCTGCGCTGTCAGCAATCGTCACCGCGGGTTCCGGCGCCGTAATGATGCGCTCGGCACGCTGGATCGCCCGGTCGAATGCGTCCTGGTCGAATTCAATGCGCTCGGCGTGGATCTCGTCGGTGTCTTTGTTTACCATCAGATACATGGCCCGGCTTAGTTTCGCCCAGCCCATGTAAACTTGCATCTGCACCCAGTGTTGCGGCTTGGACTTCTTTACCCCATTTTTCGACATTGCGGCAAACGACTTGGCGTTCGCTGTCTTAAATTCCAGCAAATGCGGCGTTTTGGGCGCCTCCGGCAAGCCCAAGCCAACACCGTCGAGACTGCCGGCAAAGTGCCCGCCTACGGCTTTGTAGCGCCACTGGTTGCCATCCTGATCCTTGTCCCATACCTCGACACCTATTGCGCGCAGGTCAGCAATCAAGCGCGGCTCTTGGTGATTGCCACTGTCAAACAGGCGCAGCATCCGGCCAGCAAAGTCGGCTGGTTTGGCCCAGCGAAAACTAAGCCACAGGTAGCGGTCGCACTCGTGGCCAATCTCGCTGGCGCCGAGGTGCGGGCGTCCCTGACGATCGGCGGTCTTTTCGTAATGCCGGAATATTGCGGTGCGGGTGCTGTTTTGCGGTTCTGGCAGTTCCATGATTCCTCCGATAACGCCGGGGCGTTGCCGCCCCAGCGGGTTGATTACTTACGAGCTGCCCAAGGTGCTGCCGGTGCAACCTTGCCGGTCGCAAAGCCTGCCGGTGCCGCGGGTTTGGCTTTCGGCGCCGGTGCGCTGACTTGGCTGTAACCTTTGATCCGGTTGGTCTGCTGGCCGGACATCGGGTTGAGTTCCTGGATCACATCAATTACTAACAGCGCGTCGTGCAGCTCCTCGCTGTCCTGCGGCACGAGGATCCCGACACAATGACAGATGGCCGACAGCTCGCGCTCGGCGATCTGGACCGCGGTTGCGTTGGGGTTGACCAGGTTCAGGCGCGACCAGAGTTTGCGCCCTTCGTACTGCCCACCGACCACATCAAATGTCAGTTGCAAATACTGGCCAGTCCCGGCTTTAGTGTCTTTCATTTCCGATGCCGAGATGATGGCTTCGTACCTGCCGGGCGGCAGGGCGTCAAACGACTGTTGCGGTTCTACTGCTGCGGCGTTGAAATTTAAAGCGGCCATGATTACTTTCCTTTAGGTTGGTTGGTTGTGGTCGTCATTGCTTCTGCCAGAGTTGACCATTCCAACGGCAGTGTATCGGGCAAGCTGTAGCGGTTCTTGGCGAGATAAGCGGGTTTCTCAGACGTATGCAGCAGGCGCTCGCCGGTGCTGATCCCGCGGCTTACTTTGTTATTGAAACCAACATCGCTGGATTTAACAATGGTTTTGTAGTTTGCAAAGCCCACCACATCGCACCACTCCTGCACCAGGGCGCTGCTACGCGCTTGCAGCTTGGGTTGATACCTTTCGTAAGGCTCAACTTCTGGCGAGTCAAACCGCTTAATCTCGCAGTGCGCCAGCAAGATAGACGCCATGCCCATAGCGCGCAGGGAGTTCAAATCTTCAAGTATCTTGCGCCACAGGTCTGCGGCTATCACGGCGCCCTTGCCGTACGCCAAGTCTTTGGCCTCGTATTGCGTGTTGATCTGTTCCCAAATCAGGTTGTCAAGCCAATCCAAGCTGTCGATCACGACCGTCTGGAAGTTGTGCTCGCCCTTCAATGACGACAATGCCTCTTGCACATCTTTAAGACTTTTAGCTACCGGAAAGTGGTCAACCTCCAGCCGGCCGAGGCCATCTTCGGTCAGGATGAAGATCGGTGCCGGTGCGCTGGCGCCAAACGTGGTCTTGCCCAGCCCATGCGGGCCGTAGACCATGATACGTGGTGGCTGGATGCTGGTATTTCTGCTGATTGCTTGTAAATTGATAGCCATGATTCCTCCGATTAAATTGAAAACAACAAAACGATAAATACCCAAAACGCCGCAACAGTTGCGACAACGGAAACTGCGGCACCTACTATTTCAAGGAAATTCATTCTGACCTCTCGTTCGCTATGTCTTGCGCGTATTCCTCAATCATGTCGGTGTCAGAATAATGAGACTTGAGCATCTGTTCGACTTGGGTATACAGGCGCTCGATGCGGGGTTGCAGTGCCTGTTTGTTAGTGCTCAGGACTGCGACCACAAGCTCAAACGCGTAGCTGGTATCCAAGTTGTCGGCAACAAACTCATAGAGGTCTACTTGCGCGCGACCGCGGCTAGGGTAGCGACCGTAATCCATCGTTGCTTCAACGATGTCGGTGAGAGCGTCGGTGCGGTCGCGCTCGGTGACTGTCGTTTGCTTGCGGTTCAGCGGGTAGCAACGCGGGCAATCTTCTGCTCCGCACATGCAGGGTTCAGGGGCGCTCATGCTGCCACCGCCAGTTCGACAACCGCTTGCACCGAGAACTGCTCAGTAAATTTCGACACCGCAATGTCCCGCTGGGCAGGGGTCAGGCTCAAACGCGGTTTTGCCGCGTTGCCATACGTTTCGTCGCGTTTTGCATAAACCAAAAACCAATCTGACGCGCCGCGCTCGATGTTGTAGCTGGTTACGATCCTGCTGTATTTGTAAGCGTTGGGGACGTCCCCGCCAGAC